ACGGTTTGGTAACTGAAATAACTCAATAGACTGCTCGGCTTTGCTTTGCAGCCAATTGGCAGAATTATGAAATATTGCTCATTCTCAACCACTTGCAGTTCATTTCTCTCATATTCACTTTCCGTTACTTTTGCTTAAATTGTGCATTGTGGGAGGCACACGTTCGCCACGCTTATGCTCGACATCGGAACGGACATCTACACCGTATCGAAACTCCTCGGGCATAGAGACCTTTCGACGACACAAATATATGCTAAGGTAATGGATAAAAACAAACAGGCGGCAGTCGCCTCTATTCCGACGATTCTGCCACCTGACATATCATCAGACGAAAAAGACTGAATACGAATCAGGACGGACGTTCAATCGCTCGCCCTGATTTTCTTTTTGTGGGATATTATGTCTCCTCGTCCTGTCAGAAGCCATTCCGCAGAAACATCGTAATCCTCGACGAGATAAGATAGCCAAGCCACCTGAAAAATATCCCGTCCCCTGTCTTTTTCGAGAGAGTTCAGATTCCAGCGGTTTATACCGTAACGTGCCGTAAAGGTTTGTTTTCCCCTGATTACCTTTGTTTCTTTCAGATAGTAGAGAGCCTGAAAGAACCTGTCTATCACTTTTTGACTGTTCTCTGTTTGCATAACTCCTCCGATTTAGCGTTTGCGGCGGCGAATCTCGCCTCCATTTCACTCTGACGTATGTTTGCCTGTTCTCGCCACCGTTCAAGCGTCTCAGGCGGAAATACAGGTTTTCTCCCGACCGTAACCGCCTGTTCGTATTCGTGGAGTTCCTCGGGCGACATCACGGGGATATACTTTTCAAGTTCGAGAATAGCCTGAACCTGTGCGAACGCCTCCCGTTGGAGCGTGAACAGTTTCCCGATTTCGAGCATTTCCCCGTTCCCGAGGAGCAGCCACCGTGCGCTGATTTCAGGGAGACGTTCGAGAATCGTAACGAGCGGCGTAATCCCGAAATTCTCCCCTCTCAGGAGTTTAGACAGGTATTGTGGCGTCCAACCCATAAGAGAGGCGAACTCCGTCTGTTTACCTCCCGTTTTATAGCGGATTATTTCGAGCAGCCTGTTATTCATTAGTAATGGATTTTACGTTCATATTGTCGAGGATATACGTTCCGAAAAACAGAGCGTCCGTCGTGTGCCTGTGTGCGAGGAATCTGTCTTTGCTATCCCAAGCGTGAACGATTCCGTCGATGTAGTATCTGAGATTCCCGTCAAGTTTCGCTGCCGTCTGAGAATCGACACGTCCTAAAACACGAATCTCAATCGGGGTAATAATATATTTATGCGCTCCGCTTTTATCCTCAATATCTGACATACAACTGACAGACGAAAACAGGGCGGACGTCGTGCCGTTATTCTCGAACAGTTCCTCGAATTTGAACTCTACACCTTTCAGGGTCTCAGGAGATTTCCCGACATAAGAATTACCGAGTACCTGAATCGAATCCATAACCGCTCTTTTCGCTATATCGTTCGAGGCAAAATTCGGATATTCTCCGACGATGCGGTCTGTATAATCAACGACGAATGGTTTGTCCTCGGGAGAGGAACAGGCGGAAAGAGCGACCGCCAACGCTGCTATAAATATCTTTCTCATCTTTATTAGTATTTAGGAATTATTTTCTGAAAGTTTCCGAACCCGATTATCCGGCAGCGGCAGAGGTTGCACTGTCGCCCCGTCGGGCAACTGTTTTTTCTTTTTCCGAGAGTTGGGTTTTCAGGAGCGAAATCAGGTCGTCTATCTGTTTGTCTCGGGCTGACAGGCTCTGCGCCTGTGCCTGAATAACCGACCACACGTTTTCGGGGACGAACACCCCGTTTTGCCCGTTCGGGTTATCCGTCGAACCCGAAATCAGCAAGTCTCCCTCTCCTGTCAAAATCCAAACTCCGTTTATATTTTCGTCAAGTGAACAGAGGCGATTTACGAACTTTTCAGCCAAAGGGACTTTCCCATTCACTATCTGAGAGAACGACGATTTCCTGTAACCGAGTTTCTCAGCGAGTTCGGTTTCATTCTCTGCAACCTCCTGAAATATCAGCCAGTTAATCGCTCGTTTAAGTCGTCTTAGTACGTCGTTCATATAGTTAAAAATATATAAAATCGTAACTTTTATCGGATTTATTTTTCTAAAATCCAAACTTTGTTTATATTTGCAACCGATTACGGTTTTAACTGCGTACAAAGTTACGAAATAAGAACTAAAATCGGAAATAAACCAATAAGTAAAATCGGAAATTTAACATTAACAAATTATACGATTATGGAACAGACACCTGTATTCAAGACCGAATGCCAAGCCGAGCGAGAAAAGCGGGACTTGGCTATCTACGACGAATGGAACAAACTCGTCGCCGTCGAGGGACAGAGCCGTACCCTCGTAACTGAACACCTGATGAAGAAATATAACATTCATTCAGGAGGAACTATCTACGTTATCCGCAAGCGTGTTGAGAAACGCCTGAAAGCAGAGGAGGGTAAGAAATGAGTAAGTTATCCCCCGAGGCTCAAAGAGCGAAATATCAGTACAACAAAAAGTACGTGGACGCATATTGGGAGCGGAGAGCGAAACGGACTGAGACGAGCGAGGAAACGAAATCGGGGCGTTCTGTCAGAAAGACCGTCGAGCGTTCCTCTGTCGAGGTTCGGATTTCATTCCCTGAGATTGATGCACCGTCCTGCCCGAGCGTCCGTCGAGAGAACAGAACAGACGAACAGTATATCAAGGTTCTCGAAAAAGCCAACAAGACACTAAGCGGAGAGAACAGGCGTCTCGTCCGTCTCCTGACGAAATATCAGGGAATCATAGAGGCTGGAGTTCGCAGCGAATTGTTGAATCTCAAATCAGAAACGCTATGAAAGTGAATTGGAAAAAGGTAGGACAGTATTTCCTGTTCTTTGTCCTGTTCGGAATCGGGTTTTTCGCCTTTATGATTCTTGCGGGCGACGACGACCCGTCGAACCCTCTCCCCCTCGGGCGGTGGATGGCTATAAAAACAGGGGCTATGGCGGTAATCGCCGTATGCGTGTATATCGGAAAGTTTATGAACAAAATTGGTCTGTTCTCCGAGATTGATTTCGACGAGGACGACGAAAATATCTGAGACTATGGGACAGGAATTTCAACAAACAATGACAGACAAACTCGACAGAATCGAGCGTCTCTCGCTGATAGCGGCGAAACCTGTTCTCCTCGTCGAGGAGGCGGCGATTTTCACGGGGTTCAGCGTTCAGCACCTTTACAGGCTGACGAGCGCAAAGCAAATCCCACACTACAAGAAAGACCGAAAACTCTATTTCAAGAAATCGGAGTTGGAGGAATGGATGCTCGAACACCGAGTTCAGACGAACGAGGAAATCGAGAGACAGGCAGAACAAATCATTCGACACAAAAGGAGGTAACACTATGGCACAAGCAGACATCAAATCCCCGAAACTCCTGATAAAACAGGCGTTCGAGAGGGGCAAACACCTAACAACGTTCACGGGCAACCAAATCGGACATACAGTCTATTTCTGAAAGGTCGTCTCAGAACTGAGAGACGAGGGATTCCTGATAAAAGACTATTGGGAGAAAGCCTCGGACGGACGAAAATTCAAAGTTTATTATCACGAAATGCAAAGCCCGAAGCAGTCAGAGGGCATAACTAAATAACAGTTTTTATGGAAAACGAAATTATCGAAATCAAACAGGCAGAGGTAATCTCCGCAATCAACCGAGCAGAGGTCGATATTCAAATCTCGACCGCCAAACAGTACCCGAGAGACCTCCCCCGTGTCCTGAACACTATCGCAACCTATGCGACAATGGACAAAGAGACCGCCGAGGATTGTTTCTACGTCCTCCGTCGCAAGGACAAAGACGGGAACGATTCCGTTATCGAAGGACTGTCAATCCGTATGGCGGAAATCATCGCATCGGCTTGGGGCAATCTCCGTATTCAGACCCGAATCGTCGGCAACGACGGGCGAATGATAACCGCTCAGGCAATGTGCCACGACCTCGAATCGAACGTCGCCGTCTGCAAGGAGGTCTCCCGCTCAATCGTAACGAAAAAGGGCTACACGTTCTCTCAGGATATGCAAATCGTTACGGGGAACGCAGCCTCCGCAATCGCATTCAGGAACGCCGTCCTGTCAGTTATCCCGAAAGCGGTAACAAAGAAAATCATCAACGAGGTAAAGAACGTCGCTCTCGGACAGTCGATAGACCTCGAAACAAGCCGACAGAACGTCCTCGCCTATTTCAAGAAACTCGGCGTAACTCAGGAACAGGTATTCCTCTACCTGAACGTCAAGTCTCTCGACGAAATCGACAAACAGAAGATTTTCGAGCTGCGAGCCACGGCGAACGCAATCAAGGAGGGAACGACGACCGTTCAGGAGACGTTTATCAACCCCGAAAAGGAGGCGAAAGCACAGGCAGCAGCCGAGAAGAAAGCCGAGACCGCTCAGGACAGAGCAGCAGCCGCTATCGCCCGTTCGACGGGAGCAGCCGCCGTCGAGGTCGCAGAGGCGGAGGTCGTCAATCCTGAGACAGGAGAAGTCGTAAAAGTCAAGAAAGGAGGCAAGAAATGAATCTCGACGACTTTATAGAGAGCCTCCAAGACATAAGGGACGAATACGGCGGAGACCTCGAAATCGCCGTTCAAATCCCGCCTAACACAAAGTGCTGGGAGGATTCTTGGACGCAGTTATCCGTCGGCTGCATAAGCACAGACGGAGGCACAGCATATATTCAAACAACAAAACAATAAAATCAAATCAAAATGGAAATCAACGTATCAAACCTGAAAGCGGCTTATGCCGCAGCGGACGAGAGCGGGAAAACGCTCCTCCGCAACCTGTTCCCCGACGCAGAACTCGGAAAGGATAACAGACCCGTAACAGAAAGAATCAAGACGTTCGAGGACGCCTGTCAGGAACTCGGCGAGGAGCACCCGTTCGTCGTCGCATACAGAGCCGTCGAGGACATCGACGAATGCTCGGGAGACATCGAGGCGTATCTGAAACTCCGAATCATCGTCGCCGCCCTGAATGAGGGCTGGACGCCCGAACTCAAAGAGGACGAGACCCTCTACTATCCGTGGCATTGGCTCTACACTCAGTCGGAAATCGACGACATGGACGAGGACGAGCGTAAGGAACGCCGTATGATTCAGACAGGCGACTATGCCACAGAATATGCGGGTTTCGCCTTTGCGTACTCGCGTAACGCCCCCTCGTATACGGCTGCGGCTCTCGGCTCTCGCCTTTGCTTAAAGAGCAGCGAACTCGCCTCGTACTGCGGAAAACAATTCATCGGAATATGGGCTGATTTCCGCCTGATACGCCGCTGATAAACCGTTCGGGAGGGTAACTCTCCGTCGCCCTCCCGAACTCCCCGTAAAATCAAAATTTAATCAAAATAACAGAAACAATGGAACAAATCAAACAGCACATCGAAGCCATTCAGAAATGGCAGGAAGAAAACAAGGACAAAAGAGCGGTAATCATTCTCACTTGCGAGATAGCCGACGAGACAGAGAAAAGTTTCAACCAAAAAAATATGTTCGCTCTGTCAGGTCGAGGAGACGTCCTGATACACCTCCTGAGAGGCGCTCTCAAATCCCATGACGGACAGTTGCGAACCCTTATCAGCAAAGCCGCATTCAGCAACGTAATCGAATCAATAACCAAAAAAGCAGAAGAAAAATGAGTAACACAGTAATTCGCCCGAAAGACAGAGCCGAGTGGCTCAAAGTGAGAGAATCAGGAATCGGTTCGTCCGAGGTCGCAACGATTATCGGTCTGAACCCGTGGGAAACCCCGTATCAGTTATGGAGACGCAAAATCGGTCTCGACGCTCCGAAACAGGAGAATTTCGCTATGAAAGCGGGACACTACTTGGAGGACGCCGTCGCCCAGTTTTGGCACGACGAAACGGGTCGAGACATCATCAAGCGCAGCGCAATCGATTGGATTATCCGAGACAACGAGCGTCCGTTCCTCCAAGTGTCGCCCGACCGCACGTTCTGGCTCGGAGAGAGCCGTTCTCCGAACGACAAAGGAATCCTCGAATGCAAGACGACCCAAATGTCAATCGACGCCGACGACATTCCGAAACATTGGTTCTGTCAGGTTCAGTATCAACTCGGAGTTGCGGGTCTCTCGTTCGGCTCTCTCGCTTGGCTATGTTCAGGTCGGGAGTTCGGCTACAAGGACATCGCCCTCGACCCTGAGTTTTTCGGCTGGCTGATTTCCGAGGTCGAGCGTTTTTGGGTCGATAACATTCAGGGACGGCAGGAACCCGCAGCGACGAACGTAAGCGACGTTCTCCTGAAATACAACCGACACACCGACGGAAAGATTATCGAGACCACAGAGGAGGTTTTCGACGCCTACAAATCACTGAAAGAAGTCCGACAGGAAATCGACGCTCTCGACGCCCGCAAAACCGAGTTGGAGGAGAAAATCAAACTCGCATTCGGAGACGCCGAGGGACTGTCGTTCGGAGGACAGACAATCGCAACGTGGAAAGCCCCGAAAGCCTCGACGAAGTTCGACGCCAAAGCGTTTCAGGCTGCCCACCCCGATTTGGCTCTGGAGTTCACCGTTCCAAGTCAAGGTGCGAGACGATTCCTCCTCAAATAACCCTATGAACTGTTCAGATAATTTTTCCGCAGTATGATAACAATCTCAAATAAACAACGGGACGACGCAGTCCGATATATCGACCTCCTATGTCAGACCTTACAGGGGAACGACACTCGGACGTATAACACTATACGCCTCGCCCGAAAACTGTCGAAAGTCCTGAAAGCGAAACAGCCGTTTTCAGCCTCTGAATTATCTGAACAGTTAAAATTTTCTCAGCAATCGAAGTGATTACAATATAATCGTTATAACTTTGCAATAACCAAATTATAACAGAATGATAACAGATAAAAATATAGTCTCCGTGTATGGGTGGAACAGCCGAAAGGAGTTCCGACGCCGCTGTTATGCGTGGTTAGCCCTAAGCACGGGGGCTTTTTTCTTTTGATATGATAAAACTAAGGGAAAATCAGTCAGAACCGATAGCGAAAGCGATTCAGTTTTTTCAGGAGGAAAAGCCGAAACCGAGCCTGATAGTTCTCCCGACAGCGTGGGGAAAATCAATCCTGACAGCGTTCGTCGCAAAGAACACCACAGACAGGCTCTTGGTTCTCCAGCCGTCAAAAGAACTCCTCGAACAAAACTACTGCAAATATATGAACCTCTGCGGGGATTTCGGAACGAACGCAGGGATTTACTCCGCCTCGTTCGGACGAAAGGAAATCGCTCAAATAACATACGCCACAATCGGCTCTATCAAGAATCTCGGAGAGACGTTCAAGCGATACGGGTTCACTAAAATGCTAATCGACGAGGCACACCTATACCCCCGAGAGGCTGACAGTATGCTCGGACGTTTCCTGAAAGACAGCGGAATTACCCACGTCCTCGGGATAACGGCGACACCTGTAAAGTTGCAGACGAACAGGGACAGAGACGGACAGACGTTCTCGAAACTCGTCATGCTGACGAGCCGTTCAAAGAAAGGAAATTTCTACAAAGACATTATCCACGTCGGACAGGTTCAGGAAATGGTTCGCCTCGGTTTTTGGTCTCCGCTCCTGTATGAGACCGCCTCGTTCGACGACAGTCTCCTCGTTTTCAACTCCTCGAAATCGGAATACACAGAGGACAGCGTTCAACTGGCATACGACGCCAACGGAGGAACTCAGGGAATAACAGATACGCTCGACAAACACCCCGAGAGAAAACACGTCCTTGCGTTCGTCCCGTCCGTTCGGGACGCTATCGACCTGTCTCAGCGATACCCGAACTCAGGCGTTATCTACGGCGAGCAGGATAAACGGGAGAGAGAACAGACCGTCGCCAGATTCCGCTCGGGCGAGATACGGGTTCTGTTTAACGTCCGAGTTCTCTCGACGGGTTTCGACTTTACGGGAATCGACTGTATCGTTCTCGGAATCTCGACAGCCTCTATCGCCCTGTATTATCAGATTATCGGTCGAGGAACTCGTATCGACCCCGAGAAACGGGACTGTCTTATTTCAGACCTCGGAGGAAACGTCGAGCGGTTCGGGCGTGTCGAGGACATCGTTTTCGAGAAAGGTCGTCTTTGGAGAATGTTCGGTTCGGGAGGACGTCTCCTGTCGGGCATTCCGATTCACGACATCGGGAAATACAGTCGGGAGGACACTCAGGCGATAGACGCTCAAAAGGTCGCCCCTATTGAGGTTATGCCGTTCGGTAAATATCAGGGAGAACGTATCTCGAATATCCCTCTGAATTATCGTCAATGGATGATACGTTCGTTCGATTGGAACGCCCGAAACGAGAAACTCCGTCAATCAATCTTAGCGACAATGTAGAAAAGGAGGTTATTATGGGACGACCAAAGAACAACTCAGCCGAGTATTTCAGCCACGACGCCGATATGAGAAACGACGTCAAGGTAAAAGCCCTGAGGAGAAAATTCAGCCACACGGGATATGCCGTTTGGAACTATATACTCGAAACCCTGACAGACAGCGAGAATTTCGAGCTGGACTTTAGGGAGGTAAATCGGGAACTCCTCGCAGCCGACTATGAACTCTCTGTCGAGGAACTGACAGAAATCGTCGAATACGCCTGTCGAATCGACCTCCTGCAAATGTCGGAGGACGGGACAGTCCTGTTTTCTGCGGCACACAAACGCCGTTTCGCTCAGTTGTTGGAGCGTCGGGCGAAACTCTCCGAGGCGGGCAAAAAAGGAATGGCGAGCCGTTGGAATAACGCTAACGAGGATATAACTCCGAATAAGGAGGTTATAACTCAGGATAGCAAAGAAAAGGAAACTAAAGCAAAGGAGAGTAAAGGAAAGAAAATAGAATATCCTTATCAGGATATAGTCGCCCTGTGGAACTCTGTCTGTTCCTCTCTCCCGAAAATCAAGTCTCTCAACGATAACAGGCGCAACAAAATACGTCTCCGCCTCGCCGAGTTCTCAGACGACAGCAGCCGTTGGCTCTCCGTCTGTCAGGAGTTATTCGAGAGGATTCAAGCGTCGAAATTCCTCTGCGGAGGAAACAACTCAGGCTGGACGGCGTCGTTCGACTGGGTATTCGAGAACTCGAAAAATTGGCTGAAAATCGTCGAGGGCAACTACGACAACGACCGAGGCTCTCGTTCTGCGGCGAATAGAGGCTCTATGACGGGCGTAAATCTCGGAGTGGGAGAACGAATCGACGAGGAGACGGGACGCCGCACATACGGCTCAGGACGAGCCACAATCCCGAACGACGCTCCTCCCCGTCCGTCCGAGAAACACGCATGGGACGATAAATCGAAAAATTGGATTCTGTTATGAGATTGAATTGGGAAAAATACGGAATATCCGCCCCGTTCGGGTCGAGGTCGGGAAATAAAAAGGTTTTCTGCCCTCAATGCCACGACGAACGTCGGGACAAACGGGACAAAAGCCTGTCGATAAACCTTGCGACGGGCGAGTTTCATTGCCACTACTGCGGTTTCTCGGGATGCGTCGCCGAAAAAGAACCGTGGGAACGGGAGGAGCGTCCGTGGCATAACTACGCCCCAATCCGCCGACAGAAGCCCGAATACAAGAAACCGAAACCTCGTCCGACCGCTCCCGTCTCTGACAAGGCTCTCGCTTGGTTTGCCTCCCGAGGAATCTCCGAACAGACGCTCCGAGAAATGAAAGTAACGGAGGGACAGGAGTGGATGCCTCAGAAGAACGGACAGGCGAATACGGTTCAGTTCAACTACTACCGAGACGGCGTCCTCCTGAACACGAAATTCAGGACGGGCGACAAATGTTTCAAACTCTGTTCAGGGGCGGAGCTGCTCCCGTATAACATCGACGGAATCAAGGGGCAGAAAGAATGTATCATCACGGAGGGCGAAATGGACGCCCTGTCGTTCTATGAGTGCGGTCGCCATGACGTCGTATCAGTCCCGAACGGAGCGAACGCAAACCTCGACTATCTCGACGATTATATCGAGGATTATTTCGACGACAAAGAGACGATTTTCATAGCGTCAGACACCGACACGAAAGGGGTTCTCCTGAGAGACGAACTCGTCCGCCGTTTCGGTGCTGAACGCTGTCGAATCCTCGAATACGGGGAGGGCTGCAAGGACGCAAACGAACACCTCCAAAAGTTCGGAAAACAGAGCCTCCTCGACTGCCTCGCCTCCGCTCCTGAAATCAAATTGGAGGGCATTTTCACGGTCTCCGATTTTGAATCCTCCCTCGACGCCCTGTTCGAGAACGGAATGCAGAAAGGTGTAACAATCGGGCACGAGTGTTTCGACCGTCTCCTGTCGTTCGAGACGAAACGTCTCTGTATCGTTACGGGAATCCCTGGCAGCGGAAAATCCGAGTTCATCGACGAGATAGCCGAGCGGCTCAATATCCGTTACGGTTGGAGGTTCGCCTATTTCAGCCCTGAGAACGCCCCTCTCGCCTATCACGCCTCGAAACTGATAGAGAAGTTCACGGGCAAGAAGTTCGACAAACAACACCTGACATACGGAGAATACAGACAGGTCAAAGACCACCTCGAACAGAATTTCTATTTCATATCCCCGTCGGAGAATTTCCAAGTCGATACGATTCTCGACAGGGCGAAATACCTCGTCCGCCGACGGGGAATCAAGGCTCTCGTAATCGACCCATACAACAGGCTCGAATCGACGAGAGGAAAACTCAACGAGACCGAGTATATCTCGGAACTCCTCGACAAACTGACGAATTTCGCTCAGATAAACGATATTTTGATAATCCTGATGGCTCACCCGACGAAGATGCAGAAGAACAAGGACGGCGAGCCTGAGATTCCGAGCCTCTATGATATAAGCGGATCTGCGAATTTCTACAACAAAGCGGATTTCGGAATCGTCGTACACAGAAACCGTCTCGACAACACGGTCGAGGTGTACGTCAAGAAAGTAAAATTCAGACACCTCGGAGAGTGCGGAATGGCTCTTTTCAAATACAACCTGAACAACGGTCGATACGTCCCGTACACGAACGGAATCGAGCCTGTTTGGGACAATGACAACCACATACAGAAAGAACTCCTCAGACGGGCGCAGGAGGCTGAACAGGCGGCGACGTTCAATTTCGACGACGACCTCCCGTTCGGAGGAGACGACGAGGACTGCCCGTTCTGATAACATAGATATAACAACCTTATAACAGCGATATGAATTTAGAAATTTTGAAAGAGAGACAGGGTTGGACGCTCGAACAGAAAATCGACCACGCCGTTGGGACAGTCGAGGCATTCAAGGCTCGAACAGGGCATCCGTTCTATGTGTCATTCTCGGGAGGAAAGGATTCCACCGTCCTCCTCGACCTCGTCCGTCGTTTTATAGACCCAAATCAGAAAGCGGTTTTCAATAACACAGGAAACGAATATCCTGAAATTATAAAGTTCGTAAAATCGACCTCGAACGTAACAATAATTTCCCCGCATACACCGATACGGAGCATTATCGAAAAACACGGTTTCCCGCTTATCAGCAAGGAACAGGCTCAATATATCAGAGAGGCAAAGACAACAAAGTCGGCGAAACTCCTCGATATACGTCTGAACGGCTCTCCTCAGTCGAAAGAACGGAAAGTCGGAAAAATCCCTGAGAAATGGAAATTCCTGATATACGAGCCGTTTATGGTCTCCGAGAAGTGCTGCTACATTCTGAAAAAGAAACCGTTTCGGGATTACGAACGGGAGACAGGAGAACTCCCGATTCTCGGAACAATGGCAGGAGAATCACGTATCAGGCAACAGGCTTATATCCACCGAGGCGGCTGCAATTCATTCAAGGAAAACCACGAATCCTGTAATCCTCTCTCGATATGGACGGAACAGGATATTTGGGATTATATCCACAGATTCAATATCCGTTACTGTCCGCTTTATGATGAAAGAGGTTGCAATCGCACTGGCTGTATGTTCTGCGGGTTCGGGGCGCACATCGAGAAAGAATCTCGTTTTGACCTCGTTTTCCGTCTGCACCCGAAAATGTATCAGTTTGTTATGAACTACACGAACAGCGGGGTAACATACAGGGAGGCTCTCCATAAATGCGGAATCCGTCTCCCTGACGACCCGAAACAATTAACTCTATTTGATTTATGAAACAGTATGTAATAATTCTGTCGGATAAATTTCCGACGACACACCCGAGAAAGGGACAGAAAACACGTTTTGGACTTAGCCTCCTGAACGGGAAGAAAATCCACACGATACGAGGAAATTTCCACCTGTGGGAGAAACGTCTGAGAGAAGTTCAGGAGGGACGAGCCGTCCTCTCAATCAGGAAATGGACAGGCGTCCCGTACCGAAGTCCACAGGAGGAAATCCGACGTCTGACAGCCGAGGACGGGGTCGGGATTCAGAAAGCAACAATCGGCAGGAGCGAGTGGAAAGACGATAACGGTCTCTCGCATTTCTGTTATTGGGCGAGGGTCAATGGGAAAGAAATCGACCTCGAAAAAGCAGCCCGTAATGACGGGTTTATACGTTTCGTGGATTTCGTGGAATGGTTCGACCCTGAACTCGGAAAACAGATTCCCGACAAAGACGGTTTCCTCGAAGTAGAACTCGCAATCATTCATTTTACAAATTTCAGGTATTGATATGGAAACAGGACACAAAAAAGAGTTCCTCGATATGATTCAGAGGAAAGGAGAACAGGTTTTCGACAACCTGTCAGACGTCGTTCAGAATCCCGAACGAGACCTCCACAAAGGACAGATAGTAACATTCACGAACAGATACGGGATTCAGTTCAAGAACCTCGAAATACTCGGGTTCTGCGAGCCGTGGAACGGTCGCTGCGTCTATCTCGACAAATCCTCGTATTGGTTCCCAGCCCGTCCCGAGGAACTGACAGTTCAGGAAAACGGAAAGGAGGTCGAGGAATGAAACAGCCACAGAGTAACGGTCTCGTCGAAATTCAGGTCGAGAGAGCCACTCCAGAGAGAGGTTTCAACTGTATGAAACTGATTATCTTTCTGACAGAGGACGGGGTCGAAGATTGGGACGAATGGCACGGAGCGCACCTACAAGCTGCGGCGGGACAATGTCCGTATGCAGACCGCTGTCCGATTCACGCTCGGAACATAAAGAACAGACCGATTCAGTTATCACTATTTTAACGACAAAGATATGAAACAATTTTCTGAAAGACAGAAAGAGGCTCTCCGAGGGAGCGAGGAACTCTTGGAAAAACTCGAACGATTGGCAGAGGCGGCTGTCAGGTTAGCAGAGGAAACCGTTCGGATAGAGGAACAGATTAAAGTCCTGAACACACCGTCCCGACACGACAGGAGATTCCCTCCGTACAGGGAGAAACTCCGCCCGACGAGACACGCCCGCAGGATTTTTTGGCACAGAATCAGGTCAAACCCACACAGAAAGAGAAAACCACATTAGGTGCTGAAAATCGGGAGAACGCAAATAAAATGAACAAAAATCAGAAATAAAATCGTAAAAATTATGGCAACAAATTTCGGAATTAAAATCGACCTCCTCAAACTAAAAGGAGCGTTTATGCGAAACCTCAAAGGACAGACGGCGACAAAACGCTGTCTGATTATCCCCGTGGACGACTGCGACGGGATATTCCTCGGAGAAAAGGGCTGCTATCTGAACCTGACAGCAATCGAGATGCAGAACCCACAGTTCAACGACACCCACTGTATCAAACCCGACCTCCCGAAAGAACAGCGGGAGGCAATGACACCCGAGGAGCAGAAAGCCGTTCCGATTCTCGGAGGTCTCCACGCAATCACGGTAACGCAGCCTCAGATGAATGTCAGTGGCACTCTCGGACAGGATGCGTTCGACGTAAACGACGACGACCTCCCGTTCTAAGCTGAATAATCAATCAGGCGGGCGTCGTCTCTCTCAGAATCGGGGGTTCATTACCCCCGATTTCCTGTACGAGGCATTTGCGCCCCCACAATTAAAGCACTTTTTATGAACAACGGATTACACCAAAAGAAAACGAAAAGCCCACAGAAACGAAATTCTCCGAAAATAACTGACCTGTTTACCGTCCTCTGCCGTTCAGACCTGAACGTCGAATGCGTCAAGGAGTTCAAGTTCCACCCGAAACGTCGGTGGCGGTTTGATTATGCAATCCCCGAATACCGCATCGCCTTAGAGGTCGAGGGCGGCGTATGGACGGGAGGTCGGCACACCCGCCCGCAGGGATTCCTCGGCGACATCGAGAAATACAATACCGCCACTCTTATGGGCTGGAGAGTGTTCAGGACGACGCCCGACGACCTCCTGAGAACGGCGACCCTGAAAATGCTAAAACAGGCTATTTCGGGCGATTTTAGCCCTGAAAACGCCTCTTTTTTGCCCTAAATGTGATTATATTGTAATCATTTCGCTACCTTTGTAGTCTGAAACAAAATAGGATAAGACAATGAAAACAGAACTCGTAAAACTCTCTCAGGTTCAAATCAACACCTCGAACCCGAGAACAATATCCAAAGAGAAGTTCGACAAACTTGTGCTGAGTATTCTGATTTTACCGAAAATGCTGAAACTCCGTCCTGTCGTAACGGACGACGCCCTCGTCGTTCTCGGCGGAAATATGCGTCTCCGAGGTCTGATTGCGATTTCGGAAATGTCTCCTGCCGAAATAAACATCGCTCTCGGAAAATGCTCGGGATATGCTCAGAAAACGGAGGCTGAACGAACTCTCCTCAGAGATTATTGGGCGGCGTGGGTTCAATCTCCGACCGTCGAGATAGTCAGGGCGTCGGAACTCTCGGAGGAGGAGAAACGGGAGTTCATTATCAAGGACAACATGGGTTACGGAGAATGGGACACCGATATGCTGGCGAACGAATGGAACGTCGAGGAACTCGTCGATTGGGGTCTCGAAATCCCGTCTTGGGAGAACACCTCCGAGAGCAGCTCTCAGGGAGGCGACGGAGACGGCAGCGGGAATCCCTCCGACCACCTGTCCCTGAACGAACAGTTCGTCGTCCCTCCGTTCTCGATTCTCGACACCCGTCGGGGATATTGGCAGGAGAGAAAGAAACAGTGGTATTCCCTGATAGGCGACATGGGCGACAGCCGAAACGACACTCTCGTAACGTCGCTCGAAATGAAATACAAAGACCTCTATCAGAAGTCAAAGCACAAGAGAAAGGAACTCGGCGTCTCGTTCAAGGAGTATGTGGAGAAATACGCCACGAAAGAGGAACTCGAACGGGAACAGGGGAAAATCGTCGCTCAGGGCGTCTCAATCCTCGACCCTGTTATGGCTGAACTCGTCTGTCGTTGGTTCGGTCGGGAGGGCTGCAAATCGTTCGACTGTTTCGCTGGCGATACCGTGTTCGGATATGTCTCGGCATACCTCGGAAACGAGTTCACGGGAATAGAACTCCGTCCCGAACAGGCTCAACTCAACAACGAGCGAGTGGAGGGAATGTCCGCCCGATACATCAATGACGACGGACAGAACGTCGGGAGACACCTCGAACCCGAGAGCCAAGACCTCCTGTTCTCCTGTCCTCCGTATTTCGACCTCGAAAAGTATTCAGACCTCCCGAACGACGCCTCGAATCAGGGAACATACGAGGAGTTTATCGAGATTATCAGGAACGCATTCACGGCGGCGATAGGCTGTCTCAAACAGAACAGTTTCGCCGTTATCTGCGTCGGGGACGTCCGAGACCGAAAGACAGGTGCATATTACGATTTTGTCGGCGACGTGAAACAGATATTCAAGGACGGAGGAATGATTCTGTATAACGACATCGTCCTGATAGAAATCGGGGCGACAGCCGCTATCAGAGCCGCCCGATATATGGAGACGAGAAAGGTCGTCAAGATGCACCAAAACGTCCTCGTATTCTACAAAGGAAACCCGAAAGACATCAAGCAGAACTACAAAAAGATTGAGTATGCAAGCGAAGATTTGGAATTTTTCCGAATGGATTCAGGAAACGAATCCGACGGAACTGCGGAGACAGTTTGACACGATTCTCAGGCGGTCGGGGTTCAATATCTTGGACGTTCTCGAACATCATTTCGAGCCGCAGGGTTACACCGCCCTGTGGCTGTTATGCGAGAGCCATTTCGCCGTCCACACGTTCCCCGAGTTCGGCAGGACGTATATCGAACTGTCCTCCTGTAATCTCGAATTTTATCAGGAATTTCTCAAACTAACAAAATCATTATGAGTGTAGCACAACAGAAACGCAGAAATCAGGTAAAACTCGCCCGCCTCGAAATCGTGGCGCAGCTTTACAAGCGGGGTTACAGTGTCCGAAAAATCCGAGACGAGGTTATGCGTCGCCTCGACCTCCCGACATATTCCCTGCAGACGGTTCAGAAAGATATTCGCACCCTCCTCGACGAATGGAGGGAATCCCGTATCGAGGACATCGACGACGCTCTCGAACTCGAACTCCAAAGAATCGACGACACCTGTCAGGAACTTTGGGAACAGTGGGAGAAATCGAAAGAGGACTACGACCGAATCGAGCGAAAGAGGAAAGGAACTCCGCAGCGTCCGACAAACAATCATAACGGGCAGGATGGACAGAACCAAAATCAGAATCAGAACCGACAGGCGGACAGAATGCAGACCCTGTATGTCGAGGAGAAAACTCAGAACGTCGTCGGTCTCGGCAATCCAGCCTACATCGCTGAAATCCGACAGCAACTCGCCGAGCGTCGAAAACTCCTCGGGCTTTACGCTCCTGAGAAAAAGGACGTGCAGGGCAGTATGTCGTTCGCCTCTTTCCTTATGGAGAGCGGTATGCTGGACGACGCAGAACAGAGCATAAGCGAGAACACGTCCATTTAGCCCCAAATTAGCCTCTCTGTGCGACCTTTGAGGCTCGGACGTGTAATTTATCCATTTTGAAAAGAAAGCGCAACAGCGGTCAAATAAACAGGCAATTTCGATATGTCAAGGAAAAGCGACATAATGCGACAGAAAGGGGTCGAACTCCTGAACAGTTGGAGGGCGGATTGGAACAAATTCGTCCGAGAGGCTCTCGGCGTTACTCTCGACATGGAGCAGCAGAAGATTCTCGAATCCGTTCAGTTCAACCCGAGAACCTCTGTCGCCTCGGGAACGGCGAGAGGCAAGGATTTCGTCGCCGCCTGTGCCGCTATGAGTTTCCTCTATCTGACACCCCGTTGGAACACCCGTCGTGAACTCGTCGAGAATACGAAAGTCGCCCTAACAGCCCCGACAGAACGACAGGTAAAAAACATTATGATTCCCGAGGTCTCCCGTCTGTATAACAGAGCGAAACAGCGGGGAATCATTCTGCCAGGGCGTCTCAACTCCTCGGACATCAGAACGGACAACGCCGAATGGTTTCTGACAGGATTCAAGGCGGACAACAATAACCACGAGGCGTGGTCGGGATTTCACGCCGCCCACACTATGTTCGTCGTAACGGAGGCGTCGGGTATCGGCGAGGACGTGTTCTCGGCTATCGAGGGAAACCTGCAGGGCGACAGCCGTATTCTAATCGTGTTCAACCCGAATACCCCTGTCGGATATGCCGCCCGCTCTCAAAAGGGAGACCGCTGGTCGAGATTCCGCCTGAACAGCCTGACAGCCCCGAACGTCCTCGAACGTCGTAACGTGATAACAGGACAGGTCGATTACGAATGGGTTCTCGACAAACTCCAACAATGGGCGACGCCGATTTCCGATGGAGAGGTCTCAGAGGAACTCGACGATTTCCTGTTCGAGGGACAGTGGTATCGCCCCGAGGATTTATTCCGAGTAAAGGTTCTCGGAAAATCCCCGAAAGTCGGAGACGACGTCCTGATTCCTCCTCAGTGGATAGAACTCGCACAGGAGCGGTGGGCGGCTGTCAATGGTCGGGAGGCTCTCTCGAAAGAACCCCGAATCCTCGGCGTGGACGTTGCGGGTATGGGACGAGACAGCACCTGTTTCTGCGAGAGGAAAGGACGCTGGGTCGCTCCGTTCGTCTCTCGTAACTCAGGAGGAGCAGCCGACCACATGAAAGTGGCGGGAGACATCGTCGCACACCGTCGGAGAGAGCCTCAAATGCTCGTCTCTATCGACACAATCGGAGAGGGAGCGGGCGTCTATTCCCGCTGTCTCGAACTCGACGACAGCCGCTATTTCATTTCCTGCAAGTTCTCAGAGGGAACGAAGAAAAACGAACGGGAACTGACAGACATAACAGGCGAGTACAGGTTCGCAAACCTCCGAGCGTATCTCTTTTGGGCTGTGCGTGATTGGCTCAACCCGAAAAACAATACAGGGGCTATGCTCCCGCCCGATTCCAAGTTCGTCGAGGAGGCGACGGAAATCCGCTGGTGGTTTCGCTCCGACGGTCGAATCATCATAGAGCCGAAAGAGGACATCAAAAAACGCCTCGGACGCTCTCCTGATAAGTTCGACGCCCTCGCAAATACATTCTATCCGATACGAGCCGTCGGACGGAATATCGACCTGAACAGGCTCTCCCGAATGGTTTAACATCTAAAGCATAACAGTATGACAATCGAAGAAATTTTGACATCGGCGGAACTCTCGACAGCGGAGAAAGTAGCCGCCCTGAAAGAGAAAATGATTAGCGTTCCGAAATGGTGTGGACGAGGCGGTCTGCAAGAACAGTTCGACCCGACCAAACACCCTGTAATGAACAAACAGAAATACCCCGACGAGGTAACGGAGGAGGGCATTCAGCCTGTCAGCCGTGTAACGGTCGATTTGCCTCGCCTCGCAGTTAAGCGTATGACCGAACTCTGTTGCGGAATCCCTGTAAAGCGAATCTATAAGCCTGAGAACGACACTCAGAAAGAGATAGCCAAATACATGGAGGCGATATTCGACAGAAACCGTATCGACAGCGTGAACGTCGAGCGTCTGAATATGCTGTTCGGAGGCTGCGAGGTTCTGACACTTTGGTACGCCGTCGAACAGCGGAACAACGTGTACGGGTTTGATAGCCCCCTGAAACTCCGCTGTCGGAATTTCTCTCCTATGCTCGGAGACGACATCTATCCCCTGTTCGACGAGTACGGAGATATGACAGCCGTCTCAATCGGCTACACTCGAAAGGTCGGGAGAAAATCCGTTCAGTTCCTCGACACCTACACCGCCACGAAGCACATCAAATTCTCGAACGCTGACGGAGAATGGGCGGAGGTCGAGAATGAGAATATAACAGTCGGGAAAATCCCCGCAATCTATATGTACCGACCGACCCCGATTTGGGAGAACACCGCCGAGAGTATCGTTTACGAAATCGAGTGGTCTCTGTCCCGAAACGGAAACTATCTCCGCAAGAACTCGAAACCTGTTTTCATCGTGTTCGCCGACCAAGTTATTCAGTACGGAGACGAAAAGAGCGAGAATAAAGAGTTCAAGGCGGTTATGCAGTACCCGAAAGGCTCGACGGCTCAGTATGTAACGTGGGAACAGGCTGTCGAGAACCTGAAATTCTATGTAAACGAACTCCGCTCCCTGTTCTTTACTCAGTTACAGTTGCCCGATTGGAGTTACGAGAAAATGTCGCAACAGGCTCTGTCAGGAGAAAGCCGCAAGCAGCTTTTCATCGACGCCCAAATGAAAGTCCACGACGAGAGCGGGCGTCTCCTCGAATTTTTCGACAGAGAGGCAAACGTAGTGAAAGCGTTCCTCAAAATTATGCTCCCCGAAAGATACCACAAGGACATCGACGCACTCAGGGTCGAGAATCAGATTACCCCGTTCTCGATAACAGACCGAAAGGAAACTGTCGATATGCTTATGACAGCGAACGGCGGCAAGGCGATTATGTCTCAGCGAGAGAGTATAGAGGAGTTCGGACACTCGGACGACGTGGACGAGACCATGAAAGAAATCGAGAACGAGGACAAAATCGACGCATTCTCTCTGACAGAATAACGGAGGACGACGTATGGCAAAGGCATATTCCAAACCTCGACAGGCGGCAAAACGACAGCCCGAATCACCCTACAAGTGCCGAGACTGTCGCCACTCATACGATTGGCACAGCAAGGCTCTCGACGGGCATCTGATTCTCTGTCGCTGTCCTCTCGACAGCAAATCGGAACACGGGAAATGGTGTAAATTCCTGTCCGACGCCGCCTGTCCTCAATTCGAGAAACGAAATGGCGAAAAAGAATAAATACGACCGACAGCACCTCCATAACCTGTCCGTATATGAACTCCGAATCGACAGAATCTATCAGGAGGCTATTCGGGAGGCGGCAGCTATCGGAGCGCAAATCGGCTCTGTTCGGGGCGACGGGATTTTCTCTTTCAGGGATTATCCCGCCACTCGGACGAGGGTCGAGCGGCTTATGCAGACCCTCAAAAACAGGATGCAAGCCGTCGTCGTGAACGGGATTCAGGCGGAATGGACGCTGTCAAACAATAAGAACAGCGAACTCGCTCGACAGGTATTCGGGAAGAACGTCGGACGTCTCTCTCAGGCTCAATACAGGCGTTATTTCTCGACAAACGAGGAAGCCCGTCAAGCGTTCCAAGAGCGACGTGTGGGCGGTCTGAACCTCTCCGATAGGGTGTGGCAATATACGAATCAGTTCAAAGGAGAAATAGAACTCGGTCTCGACCTCGGAATCCGCAGCGGTCGTTCAGCAGACCAAATGTCCCGAGACCTGAGGGACTATCTTCGACACCCTGACAAATTGTTCCAACGGGTTCGGGACGAACACGGGATTCTACAACTGTCGAAACGGGCAGCGGAGTTCCACCCAGGGCAGGGCGTCTATCGCTCGTCGTATAAGAACGCCCGACGCCTCGCCTCGACGGAGACAAATATCGCATACAGAACAGCCGACCAAGAGCGGTGGAAAAAGTTCGATTTTGTTGTCGGAATCGAGGTTCGCCTGTCGAATAACCACACCTGCCTCGGGAAAGACGGAAAGCCGCACGAGTTCCACGACATCTGCGACGAACTCGCAGGGCGTTATCCGAAAGATTTTCAGTTCAAAGGTTGGCACCCGCATTGTCGCTGCCACGCTGTCTCAATCCTGAAAACTCAGGCTGAAATCACCGAGGACACCCGTCGAATACTGAACGGAGAGGGGACGACGAACGACAGCGTAAACAGCGTTCACGACCTCCCGAAAGCGTTCAGAGATTGGGCGGAACAGAACGAGGAACGAGCGAGAGAGGGACGTTCTCTCCCGTATTTCATTCGAGACAACAAAGGTATGTTGGACGGATTCTATCTCGACGAGGCAATCAACGAGACACGGGCGAAAGCGCAGCTCTCAGGGAACGAGGTTCAGAGCCTCGCAGAGGGAATCGCCCGACGATACGGAGCGACCTGCACGCCGATAAATTTCAAGGGAGCAGAATCAATCCGCCGAAAGGTTTATTCCGAGAGAGGCGAGAATCCGACATTCACTCCCGACGCTCTGAAAGACACTGTGCGAACGACTATCGTCGCCTCTCGGTCTGACATTCAGGAGGTAATCTCTATGCTGAAAGATTCAGGAGGATTTCTCAGGCATAAGCCACAGAGAACGCCTCTCGGATATACGGGGCATATTGTCAATATCAGAACGAAAAACGGAATGGTTGGAGAGATTCAGGTCAATACGGCGAGAATGATTTATGCAAAAGAAAAACCCGCCGACGCTCGACGGGTTATAGGGGACGACCTTTGGAACAAGATACACAGAGAGACGGGTTTAGAGGGCGGTTTGGGACACAGGTTTTACGAGGCTTACCGAGTTCTCGACCCTGACAGTCCCGAGGCGAAACGAATCCTCGAACAGTCTCGGGAGTATTATCGGCATTTCAATTCCTGAGAATCCGTTTCTCTCCTGTTTCAGGAGACCAGTCCCAAGTGATTCCGAACTCGTCGTACTCCTGTTTCGTTATCGGTTCGAGGAAATTGTAATACCCGAAACTCGGAATGCCCCACGCCTCTTTGTCGTCTTTTGAGACGGGAGACCCCTCCGAGAGGTTCTCTATCGTTTTTTTGTAGCGTTCGCCTTTGTCGTCCTCTCTGATAACGGCGTCCGCCTCGTAATTAGCAAAGTATCTCATTTTGAAATCGAATTAAAAAGAAGAGTTCCGTGGTCAGCCGCTCGCATCCCACCGTCTTGTTTCATACGCCATCCCGCAGAGGGGAAAGCCTCGTCCGCTGTCGGAACTCGTTGCAAAGTTATAACAAATTTAGATATTGCCGAAATCTTTTTTCGATTATTTTTTCGGTTATTTTATTGGAAATTCGAGTTTTACGGCTCTATGTCCCGTCTTGCTGTAAGTTATCGCATTCGGATTTTGCGTCGATTTTAGAGCCGTTTATGCGCTTTTTACGCATTATCGGTTCTTTCGTTATCCGACAGAGCCTCCCGAGATACTCGTTACCCTGTGCGACGCCGATATTCCAAAGACGGGAGACCCGACACCCGATTTGCTCGTGGCTGAACACCTCGTAAATCGCAGAGAGGGAATGAAAGAAAAACTCCGTTCGCTCGTCTCCTGACAGGGGCGGTTCTGAGAACGACACCCTGTAAATAAACTCCTGTCTCTCGTTCATCGCTCAATCATTTTGTAGTATGAATTATCGTTCAGGGTATCTCTCAGAGCGTTAATCGCAAAGAGTTTCCGAATATCATCGGGAGACAGGCTGAGTTCCTCGTCCTCGTCGTCGTCCGACCGCTCACTGAACAGGCGGTGCTTGGAGCAATAAGCCTGAAACAGCAGCTCCATTTGGTTTTCGACGTCCCTCTGAAAATTCATTTTGTGCCACTCGAACAGGGAGGAGATTTCGGCGTATTGATAGGCTGTCAGTTCGACGGAAATCTCCGAGCGCCTCTCCCGATAATACGACAGACGTTTTTCGCCTGTAACCCTCGAATAACACTGCATAAAGATATTCAGGTCGATTTTGTGGCGTCCGATTTCAAACCGATACCGTTTCCGTTCCTCGACGTTCAGAATCTCGTCGAGACTGACACCGTGTTCACGGCAGAGATGCTCCAAGAGACGGCGAGCGTTTTCCGCCTCACCTCCGACGCCTCCCTCAGCGAGAGCGGCGAGTTTGCGGAGTTTCGATTTCAGGCTCTCGTATTTCTCGTTCTCGTTCATACCTCGCTCTCCTCTCTCCTGTTTACGACCGTCGTTCCGTGTGTTTGAACGTCCCAGTCCGAAACGTGTTCGTCCTGAACCTCGACCTGTCCGAGAATCGCTCCGACGCTTTTCTCGACGATTTCCTCTGCCTCCTGTCTGCTGTGCGCCTCGACCTCGAAACGCCCGCTGAACGAGATTCTCGCTCTGATTTTGAATGTCTTTCGTGCCATATCTGATTTTGATTTTTAATGCCTGAACAATCAGGCGACCGACATACTCTCGTTAGAGAGTTATATATATTTTTTTCTTTCTTTTACTTTACTTTTCTTTACTTTACTATGTTATTTCGTGTTATAAGGTGGTTATGCTCGGGTTATAACCTCGTTATAATACGGAAAGAGGGAACGAACCCTCCGTCCTCTGAATCGAGCGGCGGAGGGCTGTTCCTCGTCTTTTAGTTGAGTTTTACTCGGTTCAGCAAAGCCCCTGAAATCTCGTGGAGTTCTCGACTGCGTTCAGGCGACAGTTCTCGGGCGTGTGCCGTGATTGCCTGAGTGAGTTTCCAAAGGGTCGAGCCTCCCTGAACTCCGTCCTCGGGGTCGTTTCGCATCAGGATTTTCTCGACCTCTTTCCCCTCCTGTTTCAGGAGAGAGCCTCCCTGAGTGAGACGGCGGATTTCGTGTTCCATATCGACCTCAATTTCGGACGCTCCCTGAATCTCATACGCCTTGCGTTCGAGGGTTTCTCGGCTGAACAGACCTTTGGTCAGGTCTCGGACTGCGGAGACCGTCGTTTGAGTATCGAGTTCGTATGTCTGCTGAGAGAGTTGGAGCGTATCGGGGAGTTTCGAGCCGAGGTGTACCTGTTTCATAACGCTCTCCCGAACCATTCCGTTCAGGCAGGCTCCGTTCAGGAGAAAGGCTCGCATATCGACCGCCCCGTCTCCGTAGTCGGAGGTCGAGAACCTCGCTCCCGCAAAGATTACGACGTCTCCGTTCTTGGCTGTCGGGACAACGAGAGGCTGCGGGAGAATCGTTTCCGCCCATACTTTCGTGTCGTTCATATAGGCGTCGGAGATAACCGCTCCCTGCGACGCTGCCTCCTGAACGAACGCTGTCAGAATCTCGACGGAGTTCAGGCGACGGTAGCTGTCAGAGAGGACGCCTCGAACCTGAGTTCCTACGGTGCGGACGAGGACACGGCTGCGTTGCGTCCAGCCTGAGTGTTCGTTCAGGACTGTTGCGGCGAGGTTTCTCGCCCAAGCGTCTCCCGAGGCAAGCTGTCGGAGATAACGCTGCGGAACGCCGAGACGGTCTGCAAGCTGTCCGATTGCATTGTCGTGGAGGGAGAACACGCCGTCGGGCATATTCATCGACAGGCGGTTTCCCTGTCCGTCGAACGTGATTACAGGGGCGTGGTCGTTCTGTTTCAGGTTCACGCCGAGAGGGGCGATATAGTCCTGTGCGATTTTGCCCTCGTTTACGAGGCGTTCCATTGTTGCCTGAACGCCGATTGCTTTGCCGTCAATCATTCTCTGTACTTTGTTGATTACGACCTGATTCAGACCCTCTTGCTGGGTCATTGGAGTTGCGATTGCTGTTTCCATTTTCTTTTCTGTTTTATTTGGTTATTGAATAATTTGTCAAATACTCCTGTGCCTCCTGTTCGAGTTCCTCGGCGGACAGGTCGTCCGAACTCGGCTCGAATCCTGACAGGAACGCCGCCTCGATAATGTCGTTCATATCAAAATGCGGGTTTAAGTTTGAGTTGGCGGAGAACCTCTTTCAGTTCGCTATCAGTGTATTTCGCTGCGACCTCTTTCGACACGCAGTTATGGTTTGAGGCGATAACTATCGCACGTTCCCGAGAGACTTTCGGGGTCTGTCTTTTGATTCTCATATCGTTGGAATTTTACAGGTTATTTTGAATAGAATGTTACTTTCAAGCCTCTGCGCAGCTTGCAGATGATTTTACCGTCCTTTGAAAAGAAACTGTTTTTGAAAGCCCTCTTTACGAGAGTGTCGGCGAGTTCCTCTCCGAGGAGGCGAATCAGACCACTTACTCCGACGAGGAGATTCAGGCGTTCGTCTGAGTTGTTGAAACCGTAAACTTTGATTCTAAACTCTCTGTTTATTTGGGCTGTGCTGTATGTCATTGCTGCTGCGTTCATTATCTGTTATTTTTGAGGTTAAATGTGATTACATTGAAATCACGTTGCAAATATAAGTGAAGTATTTTAATTAAACATCATTTTTTCGAAAAAAATTCCGAAAAAATTAACTGAACAGGTAATTTTAACGTATTTTGACCTACTGACGCCCTATTTCGAGACAAAAAACCTTATTTCCATAGGGAAAAATCTCAGTTATCCAAATTTTTCTCGGGAAAAATCCAAGATTTTCTGATTATATTGTAATCATATTCAGAAAAAGCACTACCTTTGTAGCAGAATTTATTTAATACAATCAGTTAAATTTCAAGCAATGAATTACAGAGAACAGATTTTAGAGGCTCTGAAAGCCAAATTTCAGGGGGTCAGTGCCGACATTCTGAACAGGATTGCCACAAAGTTGAGCAAGACTGTAACGTCCGCTGAACAGGTTGCGACCGCTGTCGAGGGAGTTACCATTCAGCAAGTTATCGAGAGTTACGGCGATTCCCGAGCGACCGAATCCGCTCAGACCGCAGTCCGCAACTACGAGGCTAACCACAATCTGAAAGACGGGAAACCAATCGAGACGCCCCCGATACCTCCGACAGGCGAACAGGGCGGAACAGGAGGCGCACCCGCCGCTGGGGGTACGGAGACCGTTCCCGCTTGGGCACAGGCGATTCTCGACAGCAACAAAAAACTGACAGAACGCCTCGACAAAATGGACGGCGAACGTACAACCGCAACCCGAAAACAGAAACTCTCAGAGGTAACGAGCAAACTCCCCGAGGAACTCCGCAAGCCTTACGAGAGAACCTCTGTCGAGAATCTCTCGGACGAGGATTTCAACACCCTTTTGGGCGAAATCACGACCGAGGTCGAGACGATTTCAGGTTCAATCGCAGCGAAAGGTGCTGTATTCGGAAAACCCGCTGCACACGGCAGCCAAACCACACAGAACGCTCTGACGAAAGAACAGGAGGCGGCAATCTCGCAGAGAGAGGGTATGCCGAAAGACGGACAGCAGCCGTTCTAATGTTTCACTCTTAAAAACTCAGCACTATGGGTATGACAGTAAAACGCAACAAGGACACCCGCACACCTCGTGTCCTTATGCACAAAGTCGCAGACATTCGAGGAGGCGTATCCGTGAATGTCTCGGAACTCGGAGGCGACTATCTCCGAGAGGGAGCGTTTCTCAGCGCACCCGTGGACGGAATCTGCCACGTCGTGAAAACGGCGACTGTCTCCGCTGACGTTGCCGCAACCGATAAGACGGTCAAGGTCGAAAAGTTGCACAATTTCAAAAGCGGAGATTTTGTCCTCGCAAAGACGGGCGGCGTCGCAGTGAAAATCACTGCGATAGATTCCTCAAACAAGGCTTACGACGTCCTGACGCTCTCCGCCGTTCTCGGGGCTATCTCGAAAGGCTCTCAGGTTGCGGAGGCGAAAGAAGCCGCTGCGGAGAACTCCTCCGCATTGAAGTATGAACCCCTTTCTGTCGTCGGCACGGGCAAGCCTATCGACCCGAAATCAAATCTCGACACCGACGCTTGGGTTATCGCCGTAACGCACGGGAATCCTATTCCCGAGTTCATGGCGGACGCCCTGAAAGGAATTATTAACTATTAAAAACCGCTCAGAAAATGGCAACAATCGTAAACACTATGATTCAGGGGCTTACCGAGCAGATGATTCAGGCTCGCCTGAACACTGCCGACGCCTCTAAATTTCTGTTCGGCGTTCATTTCCCCGTCAAAAAGGTAAACGGGTTCAAGTGGAAAACGCTCCAGAATCAGTTGGAGAAAAAGAACGTCGCCGCCGACCTGCACACCGATAACGGAACGATTCTCCGCAAGCGTCGTCCGATTTTCGAGACAGCGATGGGCGACATTCCGTTCATCTCGATTTCCCGAGACCTTACCCGAGCCGAAATCAAAGAGTATCAGACCGCTCTCGCCTTTGCTCAGGACGAGGACGCAACAAAACTCGTTCAGTATTGGGGCGAGGACGTCGATTTCTGTTTCAACGGCGTGCAGTCGGAGTTGGAGTTCATCGCTTGGAAACTCGCCTCAAATGCGGGCGTCCTGCATTTCACTCCGACAACGAACGCCACGTTCGCAAACGAATTTGACCTCGACTATGACGTGGACGAGGATAAGAAGCGCAAGACCTCTGTCGATTGGGACAACAAGGCAAATGCCGACATTATCGGAGACCTCGCCGCCGCTGTCAAGTTCGCAAAGGACAACAACCTGAACCCGAAGTTCGCATTCATCAACCTCGACGAACTCTATCGTATCTGCTCCGCTGAACAGATTATCAAGCAGTGTGCGTCGTTCGCCTCGAACGCTCTCGGAATCTCTCAGACGCCCGACCTCGCCGCCGTGAACAGTATGCTCGCAAAGCAGGCTTGGTTGAACGGTCTGCAACTCCGAGTAATCGACCAAACGATTACCCGAGAATTTGCCGACGGCTCTCAGACATCAGGCAACCCGTTCGAGAACCGCCGCCTGATTCTCTCCGAGACTGAACGCCTCGGTACAACTCAGTACGACATCCTCAAAGAGAATAGCGACCTGATTCTCCGTGCCGAGCGTGCGCATACTATCGTGAAGAAATACGGAACTGTCGAGCCTCAGTCAGAGGTAACAATCGGACAGGCAGACGCCGTTCCTGTATTCGATTCCGCATATCGTAACATCTATCTCCGAACCGACGGTCAGGAGTGGTAAAAACGACTGAATTATGGAAACGATTCTCGAATCCCTGAAAAGTGTAAACGCATATCCAGTTCCTCTCCGTACTCTCGTAAAGATTGCGGAGGAGCGTGGTTTGTCTCTGACAGAGGAGGCGACAAAAGAGGTTTTGCGAGGCAAGAATTATAAACTCGCTTACGCAGACCTCCTCCTGTGGCTGTCTCTCGCCCCGAATATCTCTCAGGGCGGGCAGTCGTATTCGTTCACGGACGAACAGCGACAGCAGTTCAGGAATAGTGCTAAGGCTCTGTTCGACGAGTTCGGGGAGGAGACCTCGTCTGTTCAACCCACATACGGTTACAAAGGTTCTCGACTATGATAATAGAAAATGGCACAATCGAAACGAAAGCAAAGACGGTCGGAAAGATAGACCCGAAAACGGGCTATCCGTCCAAGCCGTCCGACGTTTCGTGGGGCAACCCGATTCCCTGTCAGTACTCGGCAAACAAGTACAACAAACTCGGACGGGTAAGCGGCGAACATTTCATTCGAGCCGAGTATTCGGTTCTGATTGAGGAGCAGCCGTTCGACGCAGAACAAATCAGGCTGAAAGACCTGAACGGAAACGTCGTCGGGGAGTTCTCTGTTATCTCGGTCGAACCTTTGACAGCCGTTTGCGAGATTAGGATTTTGATTTAATCGCAGAAAAGCCCGTATTTCGACACAAAAAGTGATTATAGTATAAACACACGTCTCGAAAGAGAAACGCCGTTAGACGGGAAATTCCGAAAAAATAACTATCGAATTTATGCCTATAAAGAACCTTACTCCCGAGGGAGCGATTTCCGAGTTCATCGGACAGCAGGTCGAGCGTGTAACGTCCGCCCTGATTTATAATCTGTGCGCCGTCGGAGAACAGGTTCTGAACCAAGCACGTTCGACAAATTCCTATAAAGACCAAACGGGGAATTTGAGGAGTTCTATCGGGTATGTCGTCGCCGTGGACGGAAAAGTCGTTCAGTCGAGCAGTTTCGAGGTCGTCAAAGACGGAGCGGACGGTTCGAGGGACGGAAAGAGTTACGCTCTCGACCTCGTGAAACAGTTCCCCGAGGGAATCGTCCTCATAGTCGTTGCGGGAATGAACTACGCCTCCTATGTCTCGGCAAAGGGGTACGACGTTCTCGACAGTTCGGAGGTCTTGGCAGACCGCCTCGTTCCCGAGATTCTGAAACAACTCGGATTTAATTTCAAATAACAGAGACAATGGCAAAGACAGGAAAACAGATTCAAGGCGATATTTACCAACTCCTGAAAGACAGTACACTCTACACGCTGATTTCGGGAGAGGTCTATCGAAACGGATACCGTCCGAGAGACAGCCGAAAGGAGGACGCCGTCGTAACCTTTACGGCGGGATTCCCGACGGAGATTCAGGAGGGCGTCGTTACGGTAAATATCTATGTCCCTGACATCGACCCTTATCAAAACGGGGTTCTCGTCGAGGACGGAGCAAGGACGGAGGAACTCGAACTCCTCGCTCAGGCTTGGGTCGATTCTCTGACAGCCGAGGTCTCCTGTTATAAGTTCGAGCTGCAGCAGACTATCTACACCGAGGAGGAATCGGAAATCAGTCAGCATTTCGTGGTCGTGAAACTCCGATACAGGTATTACGGCGACGATTTCGCTCCTCTGAAAACACCTCAGGAGGCATTCGTCGATGCGTCCGACAGCGAGGGGGACAAAGGGTACGAACCGATTATCGAGACAGACGAGGGAGAGGTTCTCGTTATTCAGCCAATTATCGAAAAGTCAAATAATTAAAATTTTAAGATTATGTCAGTATTGTCATGGGGAAAACCCAAAATCGAGCACACCACCTCTCAGGGTGGGGAGCCTGGCGCAGCCGCTCAGTGGGACACAATCCCGACACCTAAAAAGGACACCACGAAACTCACTCCAACAGCGGGACAGGAAACGACCGCCGAGGAGGAGGGCGGCGAGGTTGTCGATTCCCGCACAGGAAAGAACTCTTATCAGTTTGAGTTCGACCTGTTCGTCAAGAAAGGCGAACAGAGAACGTTCGAGGATAACGACGGAGTTATCTCAGGAGAACACGCATTCCGCCTCACTCCCGAGGACGAGGACTGCGAGGGAATCCTGATAGACCGCTGTTCTCTCCGTGTCGAGGAAAGTTACACCACCGCCGACGGTAAGATGCTCCATTATGTCGCAAAGGTTCTCAAACCTAAGACAGGCAAAATGGTCAAGCCGTACACCAAACAGGCGTAACGGTTCTCAGGTCTCGGAGGCGGCTCGACGGTGGGTCGCCTCCCTGTCAGGCGGGAAAGGAGCAGACGGAGGCTCGCCGAGGTTCTCGGAGGTCGGGGGTTCGATTCCCTCTCCCGCCCCTATCAATCATAAAACAGAAAAAGACAATGGAACAGACAATCGAACAGAAAGCGGGAGGAACTATCCTCCAACGAAATAAGGAAATCACGGTCGGAGACAGGACGTTCTCTGTCGCTCCTCCGTCCACGGCGACGCTGATTCTTGCGTCCGAGGCAATCTCGCTCCTCCCACAGGAAACTCTCGACGGTAAGAAAATCGTCGAGGAGGTTCTGTATATCGCCAAAGACTGTCGTGTCCTCGGCGATATTTTGGCTATTCTCATTCTCGGGGCTAAGAACCTGAAAGAGACGGTATCGGAGAAAGTCGAGAAACGACGTCTGTTCCGCTCTCCTCGCATCGAGACTGTCGAGAGAGTTATCGACAGGAAAGCGGAACTCGCCGAATGGCTGCTCCTGAACATATCTCCGAAAGAACTCCATCAGACGTTTACGAAACTCGTTCAGGATTTTCAGTTGGGGGATTTTTTCGGCATTACCACTTTCCTGATAGGAATCAATCTCCTGCGCCCGACGAAAGTGGATTAAGCGATAGCATTTGGGCGATTGTAGCGGGGTTTGTCCGAGGTTATAACCTCCCTATCGAATACGTCCTCTATGACCTGAGTTACGCAAATATGATTCTGTATTCAGCCGTAATTCCGAGTTATAAGAGCCGAGACAAACAGGACTGGGACGGAAAGAAGAAACAGGACGAGATAAAAGCGGACGACCCCTCGAACAAAGAAAAGGTAAGGAAATTCTTGGACGAAATAGGATAGTAAAATGAACAACGATAACGGAAAAGCATATTACGGTATAGGTCTCGATAACTCTCAACTCCAACAGGACGCAGAGGAGGCAAGCCGCATTTTGGCTAACATCGGGACAGAGGCGGAACAGCAGAGTGCGTCCGTCCGAGAGGCTCTGTCGAATCTCCCCGAACTGAACATCGAGATAATAACGAACGCCACCTCGACAGCCGATTCAATCGACGCAGCGTTCGCTGAAATCGACCGAGTTTTCGACGAGAACAAATCCGCTATCGCTCAACTCGAAAAGGAATACGACCGCCTCAAAAAAGAGGCGTCTAAGGCGTTTATGGCGGGAGACGACAAAACCTATCGTTCCCTTATGGAACAGGCGAACGCCGTCAAACAGGTAATCTCAGCCCGTCAAAAAATGAATAAGGAGGTCGCCGAGACAGCCGACCAACTCGCCGCCGAGGAGCGGAGAATGAAAGAGGAGGCGGCTGCGGCTCAACAGACCGAACAGGCTCATACCTCCCTCCGACAGCGTCTCAGGGAGGTAAAATTGGAGTTGGTCGAAATGGAGGCGGCGGGACAGCGTGGGTCTGCTGAATATCGGGCGTTACAGGAGGAAGCTGCCGCCCTGACAGACGCTTGGGGAGACGCTCAGGCACAGGCGAATATCCTCGCCAACGACCAACGAGGAATGCAGGGAATTATCTCGGGACTGTCAGGAGTTTCGGGAGCGTTTACAGCCGCTTATGGAGCTGTCAGTTTGTTCTCAGGAGAGAACGAACACCTCCAGCAGATTATGCTAAAGGTTCAGCAACTTATGGCTATAACTATGGGATTGCAACAGGTTCAGCAGACACTCAACAAGGACAGCGCATTTGCCCTCGTTACTTTGAACGGACTGAAAGAATGGTGGAACAAACTCCTCGGAATCGGGACAGGAGCACAAGTCGCTGATACAGCGGCGACAACCGCAGCAACAGCCGCAGAAACAGCGAACGCAGCGGCGACGACAGCCGAGGCGGAAGCAAAGGCGACAGCAGCGGCAGCGACAGGAGGAAAGACCACAGCCGAGGTCGTCGATACAGCAGCGACAGGAGCGAACGCAGCAGCAGCCACAGCGGGAACAGCGGCTAACATCACTCTTGCGGGAGCGTTCCGAATGGTCGGAGCGGCAATCTCCTCGATTCCTGTTTTCGGTTGGATTGCAGCCGCTATCGGAGCGATTATCGGAGTGATAGCCCATTTCGTCAATAAAGCGGACGAAGCCTCGAAAGCGTTGGAGGAGCAGCAGGAACTCCTGAAAGAGGGACGCAAAGCCTATGCCGAGGCGTCAATGGAGATACAGGACTACACAGCCCGTCTCAGTGATTCAAACCTGACAAAGGAACAGGAATCCCACCTCGTCGAGGAACTGAACTCGAAATACGGGGAATCCCTCGGGTATTACGACAGCGCATCGAAGTGGAAAGAGGTTCTCCAAACGAAAGGACAGGCGTATTGCCAAATGCTCTTAATGGAGGCTCAGTCTCAGGCAATTCTCAACAAGTACACGGAGGCGTATATCAACCTCTTGGAGACGAAAGAGAAAGCCGAGAACGGAGAGTTCGACCATTGGTATAACACGAAAGCGGGAGACCAAGCCTCCCGCCGAAAGGCTATTTCCGAGGCACAGGCAGAGGTCGATAAATGGGAGAAACAGTATAAAGACCTCCAAGCCGAAATCAGGGATTTCAAGGCGTCGAACGACCTCGATTTCCATATCGACCCGAAATCTGTCAATATCAAGGGCGGAGCGGGTTCAGGAGGTTCGACGTTCGACCCGAAAAAGGCGTCCGCAGAAATCAAACTCGCTATCGCCCGCTACAAAGCAGAGGTGGCGAAATACATCAAGGACAGCGGAAAGGAACTTACCGACCTGATTATCGAGGGACAGGAAGAGGGTCTAATGAAAGAACTGAACGGAATCCGTCGGGACACTCAGCGGAAATTGGAGGCTTGGCAGGAGCAACTGAACGAACTCGCAAAGGTTCGACAGGAAACCGCCAAGCAACTCTATATGAATCGCCGAGGAGCAACCGAGGAGGGCTGGAATAATTCCGACGACGGGAAAAAGACCCTGAAAGATTGGATAGCCGTCCTCTACGAGGAGAATCCACAGATTCAGACGGAGTTTCAGAGAGTGTGGGAACAGATAGTTCAGAACGGCGAAACGGCTCTCGCAAAGGCTCGACAGGAGTTCGACGACGCTATGGTCGAGGAGTACGGAACGATGCAGCAGAAAGAGGAGAAATTAGTCAGGGATTGGACGAAGAAACTGAACACTATCCCCGCCGAATATCTCCCCGCCGCCTTGCAGAAAATGGAGGAGGAGTTCTCCGCACTCGGTTCTGAGAAGTTCAAAAAGGCAATCGACTGGGAGACCGTGTTCGGCGATATGTCGAAACAGTCTGTCTCCGTCCTCCGATACAACCTCGAAAAGGTTCGGGAGTATTTCGAGCAGAACAAAAATTCAATGTCTGTTACCGAGATAAAAGACTATCAGGAGGCGATTACCAAAATGGAGGAAGAAATCGCAGCCCGAAATCCGTTCGCTGCCCTGTATAAGAGCCTCTCAGACCTCGAAAAGGCAAAGACCGAATACGTCGAAAGCCTCGCCGCTTGGAAAGAGGCACAGAACGAACTGAACGCCGCAAACGAGGAGTTTATGGCGGCTCTGACAGCGAAAAACGAGATTCTCGAACAGATTGATAATGGAGAACTCGCCGAGGGCTGCGACGAACTGACAGAGGCGGAGACCCGTTTACAGGCGGCTCGACAGAGAAGCACTCAGGCGACGGAGAAGAACAATACAGCCGAACAGAGAACTCTCAGGGCGAGGAATGGAATCACGAACTCGTACAAGAGTTTCGCCACCTCCCTGCAAGGGGTCGGAAAGGTCGTAACAGACCTCGGGAATCGCTCGAAGAACCTCGCAGCGATTTTCAGCGATTCAGTTGCCTCGGCTATCGGCAAGGCGATTGATTTCACGGAGGAGGTTATGGACGCCACCTCGACAATTATCTCGGCTATCGGAGACCTCGGAAAGGACGTCGCCGACGGTGTGGAGACAGCGGTCGATGCGGCGGCTCAGGGAGCGACAGCGGCGGCTGCGACAGGAGCGACGGCAATCTCGACAATCGAGAAAGCCTCCGTAATCCTCGCCGTTATCTCAGCCGCTTTACAGGTCGCAACCGCTATCGCCAATCTGTTCAACAACGACGATAAAAAACAGGAAGAAATCGAGCGTTTACAGGAGCGAATCGACCAGCTGCAGTGGGAACTCGACAATCAGGAGGCTGTGCGATTACAGGAGAAAGCGGGGAACGCCCTCTCCGTCCTGAAAAAGTTATACAGCGAGACCACTCAGGAGGTTCTCAAACTCCACGGGGTAACGGCGCAGTCCTCTTGGTGGGAGGTTTGGTTTACAAAGGCTCGGAGCAGTGCGGAAATCTATGCGAAAAGCGTCTCGAAAATCGCTGATTATTGGGCGAACGTCTCCTACACGGCGGACAAAGCACTCGGATCTGCGAAATATGACGAGAGCCGAAAGCAGCTCGAAAACCTCGCCGAGCAGCAGATTCTGATTCAGAAACAAATCAACGAGGAACAGAGCAAGAAGAAAACCGATAACGGAAAGATTCAGGAGTGGCAGAACCAAATCTCTGAGATAGCCGAGGAAATGGCGACTATCATCAACGAGATGATGGAGGACATTATCGGCTTTACGGCGTCCGACCTCGCCTCTGAACTCGGAAACGCATTTTTCGAGGCTGCGAGACAGGGCGAGGACGCTATGGAGGCTTGGCACACAAAGGTAAACGACATCGTTCGGGACATTATCCAGCGTATGCTGATTACTCAGTTCCTCGAACCTGAAATCGGAAAGATTTTCGACAAATACAAGCAGAAATGGTTTCCGAACGGACAGTTCGCAGGAATCGACGCCGTTATCGAATCCGCTCAGACTATGGGCAACGACCTGAACCGTGTCGGAGACATATTCAATCAGATTTACGGCGGACTGTCTCAGGGTCTCCAAGACCTGTTCGCACCGACGGAGGAAGCCTCCCGAGAAGCGTCCGAGAAAGGAATCGCCACAGCCTCTCAGGAGAGCGTGGACGAACTGAACGGACGGGCGACAGCCATTCAGGGACATACGTTCTCAATCGCCGAGAACACGAAACAACTCGTCGTTACGGCGAACCTGATTTTGGAGAGCGTCCTGAATATCGAGCGGGAGACTATCGGTTTCGGAGACCGTCTCACTCGAATGGAAACGAACCTCCGAGGCGTACTGAATACACTCGACGAAATCTCCCTAAAGGGACTAAAACTCAGATAAGATATGGAACTGATAAAAGAAACTCAGGAGGCTTGGAAAGCGGCTAAGAAAGCCGCAGAAAAGCGATGCGAACAGGCTCAGGATTACGATATGGCGAGGAAACTCGCCGCCTGTCGTATGTTCTCGGGAGAGGAGACCTTAGAGGAAATGATAAATCTAATGTTCACTCCCCGAGGAGCAGAGTTCCTGACGAGATACGGATTCCCCTCCCTCGACATATTCCGAAAGTACAAACCGTTCAATCCTGAACAGTACGGGGTTTATATCGACTGCGGGGAAATCAACCTGTCAGAGGTTCGGCGGGCGTTCCTCGTCGGAAAGACCTCTGCGAGAATCACGTTCAGGGACGTTGCGAGGAATCAGGTTATACTGATGCACGGAGCGTCCGCACAGATTATCGTCGGCGGACATTCCGTCGTACACGTCGAGAACGACGGGAGCGGAAATCTTTCATTCATCAAACGAGAAAACGGGATAGTTATATGATTACAGGACGGTTATACATCGACGGAGACGACGCCTACAAACAGTATGGCGTCTATGTCGTGAAAGGCGGTTGGAACGACCTCGTCGCCTTTCCTCCTCTGAAAACAGTTCCCTCGAACGATTGGCAGGAGGAGGACGGTATCGAGGCAGACCTGTCGAACCCCGTCCTGAACACGAAAGAGGTACAACTGAAAGTTGCGTTCTCAGGAACGTACAGCCGTTTTTCAGCCCTGATAGAACATCTGTCAGACGGGGCGTATCATACGTTCGAGTGTGTTTATATCGGTCGAATATACAGGCTGCGTCTCGTCTCTCAGCCGAATATGACAATCGCTCAAACGCTCGAAACGGCGACCCTGAAACTCGCCAACGATTTCCCGCTCGACGGGTACTCATACAAAGCCCCCGACAGTTCTGTAATCCCCGCAGAGGACTACAAGTTCGACGGGTGGAAATTCACGGATTACGGAGTTCGGGTTCTGAAAGGAACTCTCGCCGAAGTCAAGAAAACGCCGACGGTCAAAACGAACCTCCTCCGCAATCTGTCTCACCTCTCAGGGGCGATTTACGACAGCGGACAGGTTACGTTCAAGACAAAGGACGTGAAGATTTACTGCCTGATGCGGGCGGAATCTCTCGACGAACTGTGGCGGAATTGGGACGCCCTCCTGTTCGACCTGATACGTCCAGACGAACACCTCCTGTGGGTGGACGACTTGGAACAGGAGTTCCCGTTCCACTACAAAAGTTGTCAGGTTACGGAGTTTTATCCCAACGGGAAAATATGGCTCAAATTTACGCTGACAGTTACGTTTACCCGCTCGTTCCGTCTCGACGAAAACGATATGGTTCTCGCCACGGAGGACGGAATCGTGGTATTCACTCAGGACGACGTCAATGCGATAGATATGCTACCCGACAGGTTCTCTATCCCGACCGTTCGTTTCGTGAACAATCGAGCGACGCTGCGCCTGACAGGAAACGGTTCATTCAGATTTAACAATTAATACAGATGCTCCAATGAAGAAAGTAAAAATCTCAGAATTGCCTCTCTACAATTCATTAAAGGGGCTTTTCACTCTCGGAACAGATAAGGACAACCGCTCCGTAAAAGTGTCCTTAGAGTTCATCGAAACGACGACCGAGGCGGCTGTCAAGAAAGCCAACGATGCGGCGGCGGCAGCAAAAACGACCGCTGAGAACGCTGCGGAGACGGCTAAACAGACCGTCGAGACCGCTGCTGCGGCAGCAAAGAAAACAGCGGAGGATGCGGCTAAGGTTGCGACAGATGCGGCGGGCAACGCTGACCAAAAGGCGCAAGCTGCTCAGACAGCAACGGAACAGGCTCAGGAGGCGACACAGTCTGCGAATACGGCAGCGGGTAACGCCAACAAGTCCGCAGGGAAAGCCGATTCTGCGGCTCAGGAGGCGACGAAAGCGACGGAGGCGGCTAACTCTGCCACCGAGGAATCAAAGTCCGCCACAGACGCCGCAATCAAGGCAAAGGAGGACGCAGAGGAATCGACCGCAGGGGCGAACGAGGCAAAGGACGCAGCCAACGAAGCGGCAACGGCTCTCCTCGAATTTCTCGGGACGATTCTCCCGACGTCTCTCACTGTCGAGAGTGTTCCCCGACTGACTGTCGGGAATGTCTCTCCCGTGTTCATCGACGCCAAACTCTCCCCCGAGGGAGTTCGGCAGAATCTCATTTTCATTAGCGACAACAAAGCCGTTACCGTCGCTCCTGACGGACGTCTGACAATCGTCGGAAAGGGACGCTCGACAGTTCAGGTAATCCCGACCGTGAACACGGCTCTCGCAAAGACGCTGGAGGTCGTCGTCGGAGAACCGACGCTCCGTCTCGTAACTCGAAATAGTCTCCGCCTGACAGCGTCGGGGGCGTTGCGACTGAATTAAAAATAGTGTTTAACAATTAAATCAATTTCAAAATGGCTCTAACAGCAGCACAAGAAGCAATCCTCGAACAGATTATCGAGGCATTTCAGAACGGCAAGCGTCTCAGCGACCTGCCCGACGTCAAAGGAACGAACCCGTATAACCTCCTCGTCGAGGTTCTGGACGAGGACGGAGAATCAAAGAAAGCCGCTCTCGCCGCTCTCCTCCCTTACGCAGAGGAACAGTGTTCATACGGTGCGGAACGCTCTCTGTCCGTCTCCTCTCCGTCCTGTACCCGAATCGGCTCTCCCGCCCTCCACAAGACGCTCCCTATCCATTCCCGCCTGAAAGGTTGCCTCCTCGACGACGACGGAAAGGTGGTCGAATACCTCGACCCGAAAGATTGGACGGGACAGACCCGAGACGGCTCACGGGGACAGGTTATGGTCGAAATCCCTCTCCATTACAGAAAATTCTCCTATGACGGAGGCGTATTCCGTGTTCAACTCTCGGAACTCCCGCTCCCTGGCTATCATCAAGTCCCGAAAATGTACGTTTCGGCTTACGAGGCGACCGTTCAGAGAACAGGGAACAAACTGTCGTCCGTCGTGAACGATTCAGTCGATTTCCGAGGCGGTACAAATAATGCCGCATGGGACGGAACGTATCGTTCTCTCCTCGGTCTCCCTGCGACGGGAATCAGCAGAACGAATTTCCGCAACTATGCCCGAAACAGAAAGGCTGGTTCGACCGAATGGAACTGTATGACCTATGACGCTCAGAAAGCCCTCTATTGGCTCTTTGTCGTCGAATACGCCACCCTGAATACGCAGGCTCCGTTCAACGCCGAACTTACCGCCGAGGGCTATCGACAGGGCGGTCTCGGAGCGGGTGTAACAGACCTGAACAGCGGAAAGTGGAACACGTTAAACGGTTACAATCCGTTCATTCCTTGCGGCTTTACTGACAGCCTCGGAAACGGAACAGGCGTCGTTCCTTTCACTATGCCGACGGAATACGACCCCGACGCACAATCTCCTGTAACGACGAACGTCCCTCGCTATCGTGGCGTCGAGAACCCGTTCGGACATATTTGGCAGTGGACGGACGGAATAAACGTCCGTATCAGCCCGACCGTGGAGAACGGCGGCGACGGTCTCTCGAAAGTATTCGTTTGCTCAGACCCCGCCCTGTTCAAGGATAACGGCTACGACGGTTACAGCCACGTCGGGAACGAGGCTCGAAACGATGGCTATGTCAAAGAGATAATCGGAGGCGAATACGGGGAAATAATGCCCGCCGTCTGTTCAGGAGCGGGTTCGACAACATTTTTCTGCGACTATCACTACACGAATATTCCGACGGCTGAGGCGTTGCGAGGTGTGCTGTTCGGCGGTGCTGCGCTTATCGGGTCGTATGCGGGTTTCGCCTATGCGTACTCGTATTACGCCCCCTCGGCTACGAGTGCGAACATCGGCTCTCGCCTTTGCTTTATACCCGCCTAA